CTGATCACCGTCACCTGGCACACCGGCACGGCCCCGACCAAGGGCGGCAACGGCGGCAACGGCGAGATCCGGATCACCTACATCAGCTCGCAGATCCTGATCGGCGCGGTCGCCGCCGCGGCCGGCACCGACCCGGCGGGCAACGCCTTCGGCACCGACTTCACCGGCCAGATCCAGGCCTTCCAGTACGGTTCGTCCCCGGCCGCGGTGGAGAGCTGGCACAGCCTGACCCCGCTGCCGTCCGGGCTGACCGGCAGCGCCCGGTACAAGCTGGTCGCCGAGGCCTCCATGATCATCCTCGACGTGAACGTCCAGTGGACGACCACGGCGGCCACCACGTTCACGCTGCCCAGCATCCCCACCGGGTACGTGCCGTCCGGGCCCGGCGCACTGCCGCGGGTCTACACCATGTGCGGGAACTCGACCATCGTCACCTCCTCGAACACGGCGATGGGCCGGCTCTACCTCAGCGGCGGCGGGGTCCAGGTCATCGTCCCGGCTTCGACCGGCGGCGGCACCGCGTCGTGCACCGTGATCGTCCCGACGAACTAGGAGCAGCCATGAGGGACCTGCGCATCGCCGGCGGCGACATCGCCCTGGCCGGCGGCGATCTCGCCCTGGTCGACCAGGAGGCCTACCTGCGCCAGCGGGTGGCCACCGCGCTGGCCGAGCCCTACGGGTCCGACCCGTTCCACCCGGAGTGGGGCAGCACCCTGGGCAGCTACCTCGGCCTGCCGTACGGCGCCGGGACGGAGGCCCTGGTCTCCAGCGAGGTCGGCCGGGTGCTGGCCATGTTGATCGCCGCGCAGCGGCAGATGATCACCAGCTGGGTGCTGACCGGGACCAAGGCGCAGCTGCTCGCGGCCGACACGATCGCCAGCGTGAACGCCATCAACGCCCGGGTCGACGTCGACCCGCAGACGATGGACGTCTGGGTGGCGCTGACCACCCAGGGCGGGCAGCAGCTGGTGATCACCCGCACCGTGTCCGGCTAATGGTTCACTGAACCATTGAAACAGCCCCTGGAGAGCCCCCAGAAGGCGCCTGAGAGGCGCTGGAGCCCCCGGATGTCGTATCAGGCGCAGGGCCCGCGCTCGTCGCCAGCGTCGATCCTGTGGCCGCGGGCGTGTCCGTGGGCGAGGGCGTGTCCGTGCCCGTCGGCGTATCCGTCGGTGAGTCCGTGGGCGAGGACGTCGGTGAACTCGTATCCGTCGGCGACGGTGACGGGTCCGGGGACGCCGGCGGGGGATCGGGGCTCGCCGACGGGCTGGGTTCCGCGCTCGGCGGCGGGGCGGGCGCCGAGGTGGAGGGAGGCGGCGCGCTGGGCGCCGTGCTCGCGGCAGGTGGCGTGTACCCGCTGACGCCGGGGATGTTGGCCTGGCCCAGCCCGGCGCTGATGTGCGGGCTGGCAACATGACGGGTGGCACTGTGCGATGCGGCCGGGTGGGAGATGGCGACCTGCGGGGTCGGCGTCTGCACGACCTGGGCCGGGGGGCTGTCCCGGTAGGAGACGAGGAGCACCAGCCCGCTGACGAGGATCATGCTGACGGCGCCCAGCAGGGCAAGGTAGACGAGCCAGCCGCCGGCCGGCCGCCAGTTCCGGAAGAAATCCATGGTTCCCCCTCACGCCCCGGGAAGGTGCGGGACCTTACTTAGCAGGGAGGCCGCCCGAATGGCAAGCCAGTCCGACGTCTCCTCGCAGATGATCGCTGCGCTCCAGGTCACTGCGCCTGACATGGACACCAGCGCGGGCAGCGTGACGCGCAAGATCATCGACACGGTGGCCAGCGCGATCGCCGATGCCTCGGTCGACACGCACCTGCTGACCTACCAGTACGACGTCTACAGCCACGCCGGCGCGGACCTGGACGCCTTCGTGCAGCTGTTCGGGATGAGCCGGTTCCCGGCGGTCGCGGCCACCGGTACGGTGACCTTCACCCGGCTGACCACCACCGACGTGATCGCGGTCCCGGTCAACACCCAGGTCAGCACCGCGGACGGCTCGGTGGTCGCGCAGACGCTGACCGGGGCCATCCTCAACGTCGGCGTCGGCGTGGTGACGGTGCCGGTGCAGTGCACGGCGCCGGGCCCGCAGGGCAACGTCCAGGCCAACGCCCTGACCACGCTGGTCACGCCGGTCACCGAGGTCTCGTCGGTCACCAACCTGGCCGCGCTGACCGGCGGCGCCGACCAGGAGACCGACAACCAGCTCCAGCAGCGCTGGGTCAACACGGTCTTCAAGTCGATGTCCGGCACCGAGCAGATGTTCCTGGGCATCGCGCTGAACAACCCGAACTGCCACGCGGCCAACGTGGTCGGCTCGGCCACCTGGCGGGACGAGCAGGTCCAGGTGGTCGGCACCGCGGCGGCCTCGACGGTCAGCGACGCCCAGTACATCTACCCGACCGGGCAGACCGCCGGCGGGGACATCGACGCCGGCGACGTCGCCGTGCCGGGCCTCCAGTACACCTGGAACTACTCGGTCATCCCGCCGCGGATCCAGGTCATCGACACCGCGTACTTCCCGCCCGGCCGGATCGTCGAGCTGAAGTTCAGCTACATCGACACCTGGAGCCGCAACAACCCGTCCTCGGGCATCCTCAACCGGGTCGACGTCTGGTGCGCCGGGTCCAACCCGATCGCCGCCTCGCAGACCATTCCCTGGAGCACCTCGTTCGTCTTCAGCTCCTCCCCGGCCGCGCCGTATTACGTCGGCAATTACGTGCGCCCGGATACCGCTAATCCCGCGGCCGGGAATGTCTTCCTGCCGCTGGCTTTCGTGCCGATCGTCACCGTCGACCCGGTGATCAGCGTCGGCGGGGTGAATTACGGGCTGGCCACCCCGCAGTACCCGCTGGGCACCGTGGCGAACAACATCAACTACGCCTACCAGATCGTGCACGAGAACGACGCGTTCGGCTGGGGCCCGTTCAGCAATGCCGGGCTGGAATGGGTGGCCTCGATGGCGCCGCCGCAGGGCAGCTCCATCCAGGTGGGCTCGGATTACACGTACAACAACGTGCCCGCGCTCATCCAGGCGGACCTGGGCAACTGGCGGCTGGCCGCCACTGACGTCTGGGCTCATCAGGCGCTAACCGTCCTGCTCCAGTTCAGCGTGGCGGTGATCTTCGACCCGAATACCGCCCAGTCCACCACCACCGCCGCAATCGGCACGGCGCTGTCTAACTGGCTGACCGGCCTTGGATTCAATGCCACAGTCTACCCAAGCTCGGTCATCCAGCAGATAGAGAACACACCCGGCGTGACTGCATGCCGTTTCCTCACGGGCGGCGATATCACAGGCTGGAATCCCGCTACTCCCAATGCCTTCAATGTCGGCATCCAGCAGGTGAATGCCTACGGGACTGTCATCACTTCCTACGTCGATGCCAACGGCAACCCGCTGGATATCGTGCTGGGGGCCAGCCAGATCCCGGCATTCGGCAATCTGGTCGTCGTGCCCAAGGCCGCCAACTCCTTCGGCGCATTCGTCTGAGCCGGGGGCCTTTTCCACCACGTAGAGCGCGCTGCCCTTGAAGCCCTTCTGGCCGCAGAACCAGCATTTCACCCTGCGGCCGGACCATTCCACTGGCTCGTGGCCCTGATCGCAGTAACGGCGGGGCGGCAGGCCGTGCTGTTCCTTCATCACCAGGAGCGGGGGTCGGAGGGGAGAGGGGACGAACCGACGGTATCGCCAGAGCAGCGCCGGCACCCACCGCAATACGCCCATGCCTGCCTGCCTCACCTAGCTATTCCGAGCCCTGATGCCCTTGCGGAGCCACGACTGCCATGACCCGCCTCGCCCCGCCTCGCTGTCCGTGCCCAGCCTTGGCTGCCTCGCCCGGACGTGCCGTGCCGGGCTCTCCGCGCCCGGACAAGCATTACCCCGCCCCGCGCCGACTGCCGTGCCCCGACCGGCCTGGCCCAGCAAGTCCATCCCTGGCCCAGCCTCAGGGCCCCGGCCGGGCTACGCAGGCTCGTACTGAGTCGTGACCTGTGGTTCGCCACCCCCGGCCGGGTTATCAATGATCTTAGCGCATGACCAGCGCCCGGGAAGGGAGGAGGAGGGATCATGCCGCAGGTCATCTCGGATACCGGGAGCTGGAACCCGGGCATCGTCAACCAGAACGCCACGATCTTCGATTTTCCGAACACGCCCGGCGCCTCGATCCTCCCCTACCAGGCCAACCCGACCCAGCCGCTGCCCGACCGGACCACCACCGCCACCGGCCTGCTGTGCCCGGACCTGCACGTCATGCGGCGGCTGTCGGCCTTCCCGCCGCAGGTGTACACCCTGACCCCGGACTCGCTGCTGGTCCGGTTCCTGACCGCGATGCTGGGCCCGGCGGGAGCCGGCCAGCTGCGGCAGCGGCAGCTGGTCGCCCGGCTCCAGAGCGCGATCGCCGGCACCCACTTTTATGATCTTGATTCTTTCTACGGCGCGCTGTTCTCCGGGCGGCGCAGCAGCGACGCGGTGTTCCCGGTCAACCCCTCGACCGGCGTCACCTTCAACCCCTACACCGACCTGGCCACGCAGGACGGCTGGGATGACATCCGCGCGGCCGACTCGGTGTACCGCGAGCGCGTCATCCAGCTGGCGCGGGCCATCTCGATGGGCGGCACGCCGCAGGGCATCCAGGCGATGGCCGAGGCGATCGTGCGGGTCCCCTGCCGGGTCTACGAGACGGGCCAGCTGGTCACCCTCCAGGGCGCCGAGTCCATCTCGGGCAACACCTGGGGCACGGTGCAGACCGAGTACGCCACCTGGACGGCAGCCCAGGCCCAGGGCTGGGCCCAGCTCCAGGCCACGGTCACCTACGGCGGCATGACCATCAACGCGCTGAACGAGGT